CTAAGCCAGCACCTGCTCCAACTACTCCACAGGCACCACAGGCAACAAACGCCACTGCTAATACAACACAAGGTCCAAATATGGGCCAAGTTAATCCAGTAGCTACAACACCTGCTCCCGACGATAGCGAAGAAGGTCATGCAGCATTTGATCCAACATGGGGCGGAACTGTAGCACCAAAAGATACAAGAACTGGATATGAGAAAATCGCGCCAAATTTCTTAGGTGGTAAATCAGCTCCGGTAGCCGCAAATCAAAACGCTACTTGGGATAACGCCCAACAACGTGCTGTAAGTAATGCTCCAGCTCAGCAACCAACATCTGAGTCTGTAGGGTACAGCGAAGATCAAACACTAGCACGTATTATTCAATTGGCAAGGTAATTGAGTAAACTACTCACTTTTTAGGCAAGAATCTTCTTGCTCTGCTAAATAAAAGCGTATACAATAACATGTATGCGCTTTTTGTTTGATAGGTTTCAAACAAATATAGGCAAATAAGCAGTAAACATCAAAGGCTAATATAGGAGAACATTATGGCAACTTTGGCTGAAATTAGAGCAAAACTTAAAGCATCTGAATCAAAAGGTTCAGGCGAACGAACAGGCGGTGATAATTCAATTTACCCGTTCTGGAATCTCAAAGAAGGCGGTGAATCCGTACTTCGTTTCTTACCCGACGGTAATCAAGACAACACTTTTTTCTGGGTTGAACGAGCAATGATCAAATTGCCATTCGCTGGAATCAAAGGTGAATCAGAAAGCAAAAACATCACAGTACAAGTACCATGCGTAGAAATGTATGGCGATACTTGCCCAATCTTATCAGAAGTGCGTCCTTGGTTTAAGGATCCAGCACTAGAAGATATGGGTCGTAAGTACTGGAAAAAGCGTAGTTATATTTTCCAAGGTTTCATCGTTGAAGATGGGCTAGGCGAGAAAGACCTACCAGAAAACCCAATCCGTCGTTTCATCATCGGACCTCAAATCTTTACATCAATTCGTGCCGCATTAGTGGATCCAGAGTTGGAAGATTTGCCAACTGACTTTGTACATGGCTTAGACTATCGCATGAAGAAAGGTTCAAAAGGTGGTTACGCAGACTACTCAACTTCAAGTTGGGCACGTCGTGAGCGTCCATTGAGCGATGCTGAAAATGCCGCTATTAAACAATATGGCTTGTTTAACTTGTCAGACTTTTTGCCTAAGAAGCCAGGCGAAGTTGAATTGAAAGTTATGAAGGAAATGTTTGAAGCGTCAGTTGACGGCGAGCCATATGACATGGATCGTTGGGGTCAATATTTCAAACCAGCAGGTATGAGCCAAAACACTGGCGATCCTGTTAAGTCAACTCCTAAAGCCTCTGCTCCTGCGGCAGATGAAGACTTTGAGGACGAAGCTCCTGCTCCAGTAGCAAAAGCGGCACCAGCGGCTGCTCCAGCATCTGAATCAGCAAGCGGTGACTCACGTGCCCAAGACATCTTGGCAATGATTCGCAATCGTCAGAAGTAATAAGGCAACGGGGGCTAGTCCCCCGTTAATCATTTAGGAGAATTAACTATGGCTACAAAAGCCTTCGATTTATCAAAGTTTAGAAAAACTTTGACCAAGTCAATTGACGGACTTGGTGTAGGATTTAATGATCCTACTGATTGGGTCAGTACAGGCAATTTTGCCTTGAACTACTTAATCTCAGGTGACTTTAACAAAGGTATTCCACTTGGTAAAGTTACTGTATTTGCTGGTGAATCAGGTGCTGGCAAAAGTTATATCTGCTCAGGTAACATTGTTAAAAATGCTCAAGAACAAGGCATTTATGTTATCTTGATCGATAGTGAGAACGCACTCGATGAAAAATGGCTTCATGCGTTAGGGGTTGACACAAGCGAAGAAAAATTGTTAAAACTTAACATGGCTATGATTGATGACGTTGCTAAAACTATCAACGAGTTCATGAAAGAATACAAGGAAATGACTGACCGTCCGAAGGTCCTCTTTGTCATAGACAGCCTTGGTATGCTTTTAACTCCAACCGACGTTAATCAGTTTGAAGCAGGTGATTTGAAAGGTGACATGGGTCGTAAACCTAAAGCACTTACAGCACTTGTTCGTAATTGTGTTAATATGTTTGGTAATTACAATGTTGGTCTAGTAGCAACTAATCACACATACGCAAGTCAAGATATGTTTGATCCAGATGACAAAATTTCAGGTGGACAAGGATTTGTTTACGCAAGTTCGATCGTTGTCGCTATGAAGAAACTCAAACTTAAAGAAGATGATGACGGTAATAAGACTTCAGAAGTCAACGGTATCCGTGCCGCTTGTAAGATTATGAAGACTCGTTATGCTAAACCTTTTGAAACACTACAGGTAAAAATTCCATACGAAACAGGTATGAATCCTTACTCAGGACTAGTTGACTTGTGTGAAAAAGCCGGCTTGTTAAAACAAGAAGGCAACAGACTCAAGTGGGTTGATCCGGAGACAGGTGAAGAATTCAAATTCTACCGAAAAGAATGGAAAGATGATAAATTAGATATGTTAATGGCGAAATTCCATTTAGCATATAATACAACAACTACCATTCCTGAGGAGACAGAAGAAAATGTTGAATGAACAACAAATTGGTGACATCTGGGTCTTATTTTCCGATTACATAGATAAGAAACAAGTTGAAGCTATAGCTGAACGCTATGTAGATTTACTAGCAGATTTTGGAACAACTGACAGAATCATGCAGAACTCTATGGGTGTTGATCCTATACTAGACAACGCTATTGAATACTATCTTGATGAAGACAGTGATGATAGTGATGATGTAGACGAATTGGAGTTTTAATGGGTTGGTATTCTGACATCGCCAAAGATATTAGTAATATTCCAGACGCGGCAAATTACTTCGAAGCTGAACTTTTAGAAGCTAAAAAAGAGTGCCGTGTCACTGGTAATGTTGAAAAAGCCGCGGCAGCAATGCCTGGTGTAGTTGAACATAGGTTTGGACAATTACAAGAGATTGAAGCGATATTAGAATATCTTAACATTGAATTACGTAGATTAAAAAGCAGTCATTTCCGTAAATACTTAGAAAACTATCAACGTGCTTTAAGTAGTCGTGATTGTGAAAAATTTGTCGAAGGTGAAGCAGATGTGGTTGACTTTGAAAAAATTATCAACGAGTTTGCTTTGCTACGCAACAAATGGCTAGGTATTACTAAGGCGCTTGATCAAAAACAATGGATGCTAACAAACATTGTTAAACTTCGAGTAGCTGGTATGGAAGACGCAACTCTGTAATCAATTTGCCCATTTGGCAGACTATAGGCCTTAAATAAAATTGAGGCCTATTTTTTTCTAAAAGGTTGATTTACTAATTTTATTAGTGTATACTTACTAACATGACTACTGTAGATAACTTATTACTCGATATCATAAATCGGCATAATGATTATGCTCGACTACAACTGACTAAACGTGATTATGATATTCTAAATAATCTATACACTTCGATTAAAAGTCATTTTTTTATTACTGAAAATCAAAGTCGACTATTGTTAAAGATTCTTAAAGAAAATCAAGAAAAGTTATCCATAATTTCAGAACAGATAACGGACGCGATTACAGAACCAGCATGGTCGAGAAAGTTTAGACAAATAGAACAAGTTAAGAAATTGTATGTAAACAATGACGAGCATCAAAATCCCGTGCTAACTGTAGAATTTACATTTAGTTCACAGATTCGTAAAGTTTTAACCGATGTTTCAAAAAAATGTGATAACTGGTCATCAGCACCAAATAACAAAAAATGTTGGACAGACTACACAGAAAAAAATATTATTACCCTAGTGGATGCTCTAGCACCCTTAAAATTTGATATCGACGATACTGTAAAAAATCATTATGATACTATCAAGTCTTGGTCAAAAACCGATGTTGAAAATCAATTTTTACTCACCAACATCGAACACAGAAATTTTATTACAGCTATAACAAATGACCTTGGTGTTACTACGGCTATTGATCAAAACATTATTAATGATCGTAGTATGCGGTATCAATATTTTACAGAAAATCCTAAGAATTTTGGTGAAAATTTGACCGAGATTATCGCCAATAGGTCTAAAACTAAAATATGGATTGGCAAGGAAGATTATAGTTTGTCTTCTATTATTGCGTCATTAGTGGAACTAAAACGATTACCAATTCTTGTTGTCTTTGACAATTTTGTTAATGACAAATACCTAAAAAATTTAGAAATGTTAAATGACGCCTTAGAAGAAAATGGCATTTTTGATAGTGTTGGAGTTTACTTTAGATTGCCTAATGATGAAACAGGAACACCGTTTAATGAACTGATTAAAGCTAAATCTTATAATGTGCAATTAGACGAGACAACAAAAGTAGCCGCGGTAATGAGTGGAAAAATACCAAAATTTTTCCTAAAAAATCCATGGAAACCTATGAGCGTAATTGCCTTAGATACCAAAATGGGTTTACGTCACGGTAAGACTGCTGTATACTCTAATTGTTGCGACCTCGTAGTTGAATGGGCCGACAAAGAAGTTTTATTTGAAAACAAGGTAGTTGGCAAATGGCGGTAAAATTAATAATAAAAGATGAAGTAAACATAAAATTTGAAAACTTACCGTTAGATATCCGTAAGAAGTTAGCCAACACCTTTAAATATGAAATTCCCTACGCACGATATCATCCAGCGTTTAAATTAGGTCGTTGGGATGGAATGGTTAGTTTGTTTGGGCTAGGTGGCAATGGATACCTAACTCAATTAGAAGTTATTCTAGATATACTTTCTAAAAATGGAATTGAAATCGATGAAGTAGAAGATCTACGTACAACTCCAAAAATTTCATTCACACCGATTACAGAAACCTACTGGGCTGATCAAGGTAAAGTGTGGCCTAAAGGACACCAAGCCGAGGGACAACCTATTATGTTGCGAGACTATCAGGTTGATGCTATTAACAGATTTTTAGAAAACCCGCAGGCCTTACAAGAAATTGCCACAGGTGCTGGTAAGACGATTACCACAGCAACATTATCACAATTATGTGAACCATTAGGCAGAACTATCACTATTGTTCCAAATAAAAGTTTAGTAGAGCAAACAGAAGAAGACTTTATAGCCGTAGATTTAGATGTAGGTGTGTATTATGGAGATCGAAAAGATTTAAACAAGACACATACTATTTGTACATGGCAGAGTTTAAACATCTTAGACAAAAAAAGTAAAAATCACGAACATGAAATTGTTACACTAGCTGAATTTTTAGATGGTGTTAAGACTGTTATAGTTGATGAAGTCCACATGGCAAAAGCTGAAGTATTGAAGAATTTACTTACACAAAATTTATGTAACGCACCTATTCGCTGGGGATTAACTGGAACAGTACCTAAAGAAAAGTTTGAATCAGAACAAATATTTGCCAGTATTGGCCCAGTAATTGGCGGAATTAAAGCTCATGAATTACAAGAGATGGGTGTACTTAGTACTTGCCATGTAAACGTAGTTCAAATGATTGATATACCAGAATTTAGATCATATGCTGAAGAATTAAAATATCTTGTCACTGATGAAGACAGGATGATATATATTTCAAAATTAATTAAGAAAATCTCAGACACAGGCAATACACTAGTTCTAGTTAATAGAATCGACTCAGGCAAATTTATAATAAATGAAATACCAGAAGCAGTATTTGTATCAGGGGAAGTAAAGACCAAAGACCGGAAAGAAGAGTATGACGAAATTAAAACAAGTGATAATAAGATTATTGTGGCTACCTATGGTGTTGCCGCTGTGGGCATTAATATCCCTAGGATTTTTAATTTGGTTCTTTTGGAACCCGGGAAGAGTTTTGTCCGCGTTATCCAAAGCATTGGACGTGGCATAAGAAAAGCTGAAGATAAGGACTTTGTACAGATTTGGGATCTTACTAGTACTTGCAAATACGCAAAAAGACATCTTACTGAGCGTAAGAAATTTTATAAGGAGGCCAAATATCCTTTCAATATTGAAAAGATAGACTGGCAAAAATAGGAAATATGCAAATACTAACATTAGATGACGAGACGTTCTCGTTAAACAACTTACCGGAGGAAGTAGATGAAAATACTAGATTTGCTGTACTAGATAATAGTAATCCAGCTGATCCAGATTTTCTTTTTATGCCATTAATATTTTTAGAAAGTTTCAATGCTCCGGCTATGGTGCTACGCATAGGCAACGATGAAGTAACTATGCCCATTGATTGGTCGATTGCTGTTGGGGATAGCCAGAGTGGATGCGACATTGAGATACTACCATTAACTAGTTTAAACGATCGAGGATTCGAGGCACTGTGTTTCAACCCATTAAGTTCGTTTAGAGTAGAATTTAAAAAAATAGAAATTGTAAATTTTTATAGTGATGTTAAATGGTATTTCCCTAAAATGAAAAATGGACAGCTTTTAGCAACACCTACTAGATACGGACACAAACCAGATTGTGTATATTTTGTTAAAGAAATATCAAGACAAAATGAAATTATTCAATTGGACAAATTATTATGACATTAAAAGTAGCCTACTTCCAGCCAACTATTATAGCTATTGATACTATCCCGCCTGTAGAATTTAGTCAAATTTATAGTTTAGCAGAGCAATTACATAGTAGACCGGATTTAAACGATGCTAATTCTGCTATCAGTTTACGTGGTGGCCAACAGATACAAGTATATCCAAATACATTAGGCATTGACGTGTCGTGGCTAGTTCGTTGGTTAGAGACTATCGCCCAAGGCTACATGGAAATCGTTAGTCAACAAAGCGGTACTGAAGAACTAAAGTATTGTAAACCTGTGGTTGTTAGCATATGGACTATACGACAATTTAGCGGAGATTATCAAGAAATGCATAGTCACCCGGGCGGTAACTTGAGCGGTAATATGTATATCAGTGCTCCTGAGCTCAATGAAAATAGTCAACCTAGCGATAGTCAAATATTATTTAGAATGTCTCACACTAAAGATATTAGTAAATTTATAATGAACGACACTTGGAAATATAATCCAACACCGGGTACTGTAATCGTATTTCCAAG